GAATGTTAAAGCACAAACGGGATTAAAAGTATCGAGCGTTATGGTCGGCGGTCGAAATATAAACGAGTACAGAATGAACGTTGAATACGCTAGAAAAGGCACTGCACAATGGCAGGCGGTTTACAATCAACTATCGACAATACCTGAATTTACAAAAACAATCGATTTAGGAAACGTGTTCGAGCTTTCTAACTCATACGATTTTAGAATTTTTGTTACCGACAAATTCGGGTTCAGAGCGTGGGCACTGGCAAACCTTAGAACATCGAAAGTGCTTGCGGTATTCTCGAAAAACGGCTTCCACTTAGGCGAGTTACCTGAGGAAAGCGAAAAAGAGTTCTTTACAAGTTCACTACCTGCAAAATTCAAGAACACGGCGCAGTTTGAAAAGGGTATGTATTACAAATCGAACCCTATTCAGACGTACCAATTAACCGCAGAAAGCGGACTTGTTAAACCTGCACCTACAAACAACATCGACGAAATCAAAACGGCAGGTTTTTACAAATTGCCTACAACAAGCGGTTTACCTAGAGGGATTGCAACTGGTGCAATGCTTAGGGTTACAGTCAACGAGGAATACAACGCAAAAACGATTGCTCAAGAAATCATTTCAGATAACTTGATACTGTTCAGGACTAACAAATTCCCTACTGGTTGGAACAAATGGAAAGTCGTTGCCGATATTGATGACGAATGGAGAGATTTAACCGATTTTAGAAACGGTTGGCAACACTATTCAAGTTACGGCAACTTGCAATATCGTCGAGACGGCGACACGGTTTATTTAAGAGGGAATATTCAAAGCGGTTCAAATGCTTATGATGTAGTTGCTTTCGTTCTCCCTGCAGGATATAGACCAACAGGACGAACAATTTATATGAGAGCGTTAAACAACGACTATAAGGACGCTATTTTAGTTATTTATGGTAATGGAGAGGTAAGAACTCGTGCAGGTTGCACTCCTAACTGGTTAAACTTCGACAATATCTCATTCAAAATCTAAAAAAGGAGGTGGGATGTTGAGTCCTATCGTATCGGACGCAGTTTTAATTGCTTTCGTCGGGGGTGTAGTTAGTGTTATAACTGCTAAAATCACAACTCAATCAAAGAAACATGCAGAAATGATTGCGGAAAAAATAACCAATTTAAGCGATGATGTTACCGAGGTCAAAAAGAATGTATCAGTCGTTATGGAAATTGGGAAAGAAAACAGGGACGGCATTCGTCAAACTCAACGATATAGACTTTTTAAGGAAATGACTCGAGATATTAAACTCGGGTATACAACTTTGAGTCGGTTAAATGAAATCAGTCGTTTATTTCATAGTTACGTGAAATTGGGAGGAAACGGCGAAATCAAAGACTTATACCACATTTACATCAAACTCCCTATCAAACCTACAAAAAACTAAAAAAGAAAGAGGTAAATTTATTATGATTAATTGGAAAGTACGAGTATTAAACAAAACATTTTGGCTTACATTAGTTCCTGCATTGGCGCTATTGTTACAAACATTCTTATCAGTGTTTGGCGTAAAAATCGAACTAGGAGAAACAATCGATAAATTATTAGTATTTATCAACGCACTTTTTGCGGTTCTAGTGATTGTTGGTATCGTTAACGACCCTACAACAAGCGGTATTAGTGATAGTTCTAGAGCTATGACTTACGAAACACCTAGCAACCAATAGAAATATATGACGGGGGTTTATAGCTCCCGTCATGATTAAAATAAAAAGGGGGATAGTATGGAGAAAGTAATTAAAAAGCATTTAACTATTTCGCCAACTAGCAGAGGGATTGAAAACCTCGAGTGTGAAATTTACAGCAACGATAAACAAACCGCTGTATTTAAGTTCACGGCGGACGAGTTGACGGCTCAGAAAGTCATTTTTCTGTTTTATTTCAAGGAAACAAAGAGATATAAGACGGTAGAAGCTACAATCGAGGGCAATAATATTACAGTTCCTTTTGATAGTTCACTAATCACTACCGATGAGCAAGTTGTTTGTTACGTGTACTTTGAAAAGATTGAGAAATCGACCGATGTATACTCATTCACGTTTGGCGTAAGGGTTAGCGCTATTGATAGAGCAAACGAAACGCCTCTAATCGAACGAAAAACAGGACGAATTGTTGATATTGAAAACATTGTAACTAAACATGAATTAGACGAACTTTTTGCTAAAATCAAGGAACAAGGCGGAACGTATGACGACAGCAATTTACGTGCCGAGTTACGTAACAAAGCAGACCATAGCGAAATTGAACGAATTTCGGGGCAAATTGCGATTTTAGAGCAGAAGACGGATAAAGACACTATCTATGACGACAGCGCCCTTAAACAGCGTGTATCGGCTTTAGAAAGCAAGTCCGAGATTGATACAAGTTCATTCGTTACAAAACAAGAGTTGAATGATAAGGGATATTTAACAGCGCACCAACCATTAACAGAATATGCAAAGAAATCTGAATTGCCTCAACCGTACAACGACACGGAAATCAAAAGCCGTGTAGCACGTTTAGAAAGCAAACCCGAGATTGATACTAGCAATTTTGCAACTAAACAAGAACTAGCTAACAAAGGATACTTAACGGAACACCAATCATTAACAGAGTACGCTAAAAAATCAGAGTTACCACAACCGTACAACGATACGGAAGTAAAAACACGTATTCATACGCTAGAAACTAAAGCAGGAACGACACAAAAAATAAGTATCGCAGGTAATGTTGTAACCCTTTCGGACGGTGGTGGCAGTATCACTTTACCAGAAACCAGTCAAAATTCGTCCACTTCATCTAGCGAGTTGATTGGTGAAGGTATGCCGAACGGAAAAGTCAACGGTACTATCGGACAAACATACGTTGACACTAAAAAAACAAACGGTGCTTTGAAGTGGATTAAACGTACACCTTCAGGTAACACAGGTTGGGCAGTATTAGACGGCGACACGGGTTGGAAAACCCTAAGTTCGGCTTCAAAACTCGGTAATTCATACGTAAAAGCACGACGAATTAATGATATTGTGCAATTGCAATTTGGCGGACTGCAATGGGGTTGGTTTGGGATAGTTCGCCGTGGTGGACTTGGATTCGTGGCACATCCTGGAAATCGTGAAAAGAAAGTGTTCATCTTAACAAATGGTCAAATGCCTTACGGCTACCGAACAGCAACATCATTAATCGGACCAATATATAACGACGATGGAGTACCTTATGGTACATGGTATCTCGGAGGTTATGGAGACGCAAACCATTTACGTTTCCAATTCTTAGACCCGATACCAACAGACAAAGACATCGGAGACATAAGGGTTTCTAATATAAGTTATTTCACAGACGACCCATGGCCGACAACATAACCATAACTAACAAAATAAACAAAAAGAAAGAGGTAAAAAACATGGTAGAAATTATCAACAAAGACATTTTCCAAGGTATCGCTGGCGCTCGTCCAACTGAGGCTCCAAAGTACTTTATTTTGCACAATGACGCAGGGAGTATGAGCGCAAAAGACTACATCGGGTGGTTGCAAAGCCGTTACGATAACGGACAATCTGAACTCGGTTTCGCACACTACTACATCGACCGCAATGCGATTGTACGTGTTGAGAACACTTATAACGGCTCATGGAGTACAGCGAACTATGAAGGCAATATGAACTCAATCGGCTATGAGGTTTGCCAACAATTTTCGACAAACGATGTTGACTTTAGAGAAAATGAGGAAATGTGTTTGCGCCAAATGGCAGAGGATATGAAATTTTATGGCGTTGAGCCTAACTATGACACAATCAAACTGCATAACGAATTTTCATCAACAAGCTGTCCTGCTCGTACGCTAGAATTACACGGAAATTCAAATGACAGCGTTCGTGATTTTATCATTCGACGCATTAAACATTACATGAGCCTAGGAAACACGGTTCAAGAAATGATTGACGCAGAGGTTCAAACTTCCGAGGGTTGGGTTAAGGACGAAAAAGGCTGGTGGTATCGCCGTAAAGACGGCACATATCCTGTTGATATTAACGAACTAATCGGCAATGAATGGTTCCAATTCGATAAAGATGGCTATGCTTTAATTAACAAATGGTACTTTGACGGCACGTTCTACTACTACCACGACGCACGAGGCGCTTCAATTCGTTCACGTTGGGCGCAAATCGACGGAAAATGGTACTATTTCAATCTTTCAGGCGAAATGCAAAAAGGTTGGGTAAAATACAAAGACCACTGGTTCTATTGCGACGCTACAAATGGCGACATGAAGAGCGACCAATATATTAAGAGCGGGAACGGTTGGTACTACCTTAAATCAAATGGCGAAATGGCTACAAAAGAGGCTTTCACAATCGAGCCTGACGGATTGATTACAGTTAAATAATCGCATCATCTCAAAGAGTTTGACTAATTTAGTCAGACTCTTTTTTATTTTTAAATTTTTTTCAACAAAACTATTGACAGTACATAACAAACGTGATATACTATGTATGTAATCAAGAAAGGTTACAAAAATACAAACAAAGGAGCAAGCACAATGAAAGGAAAAGAAGAGTTAAAACAAAAGATAAATGAAATGGTAATCGAGTTAGAGGAAATGGAGCAACAAGCCTATGACTCAGTACTATCAAGAAACAACGTTGAAATTTACGGAATTATTTGTAGCAATCTAGGTTCTATGCGTTGCTTACAAAGTAAATACAATACTTTGATTATGGGACATAGCAAAGTATTTACAGACACTTATAATGAAATTGAAGAGTTATACAAACAATCACTAAAAGCAATCAAAAAACTAAAATAAAAGGAGCAAAAGAAAATGAGTAAAAAAGAATTGCAAAAATACGAAACAGTTGAAAAAGGGTTACAGGACGCAGTAAATAACGCAGGCACATCACATTTATTTTTAGAAAGTATCATGAAAAAGGGTAACGCAGAAAATACAAGAATGGCGGTAATTTATCATAGCCGAGTACATCAAGCGTTCGGAAAAATTTCTGTTCTATATGACATGTTTTTCGATGATATGGTTCAAATGACAGGCGCAACACTTGAAGAGGTTTATAATGAAACATGGTTTGAACGTTTTTCAAAAATCATTGAAGAACAAAACAAAAATCTTGGAGAGTTAATTAAATTAGCAAAGAAATAAAACGAACCGCTCGAAAGAGCGGTTTTTGTATGAAAAAATATTTTTAAAAAAATTTGATAAAAGTGTTGACAATATATAATGTACGTGATATACTATATTTGTAAGTAAGGAATACAACACAAAGGAGAGAAAGAAAATGACAGCAAAGGAAACATTAACACTAAACCAAAAGACAATGGATGTACTACAAAC